CAGATTTCAATCCTATTAAAATTTTTCCAGAGTTGATACGAGCTTCTCAATCAAAAAAAGGAAACTTAACACCTCACCAATGTGGCTTTTATTTTCAAAACATTGTAAAAGACATATTAACAGATTTAGCGTGTATTGATTATGAAATTGCTGAAGAAATTGGTTATCAAAAAATTGACTTTCTTCATTTAGGCGTTTATGATCATTTTACTAGTAGAGCTGAAATTGAAGAGCTTATAAATGTAGAACCTGATTGGAATCTTCTTTTGATTCCAAGCAAAGTTGAAAAACTATTTCATCTTGCAAAGCATTATGATGTTTTAGAAAAAATAAAACCTAAATCAATTGATGATGTTGCAGATGCGCTTGCATTAATTAGACCAGGTAAAAGAGAACTTCTTGATTTTTATTTGGAAAATAAACAAGAATGTCGAAAAATCATGTATTCAAAAACTAAGACTGGATATTCTTTTAAAAAGTCTCATGGTATAGCGTACGCGCTAATTATTGTTTTACAGCTTCACATGATAGAAGCTGGAATTATCTAAGGAGAAAAAAAATGAGCTTGAATCTTTTTGTAGTAAAACATGGTACCAAGGTAGTTGGTGAATTTGAGAATAAAATTCTCGCAAAAGTAGCTCGTGACGAGCTAAATGGCGGTGCCTTTGGTTCTGATAAGTCTAGTGATTCTCATCATGTTTCTCGCAGTAAAGACCACTGGCGGGGGCTATCAGGATTGGTTCCTGCAACCAGACCTCAAGGCAGTCGTAAAAATTCTAAAGTTGAAGCCAAAAAGGGTGCTAAGAAATAATGGTTTTAAACGATAGCAGATTAAAAGCGTGCAACGTTTTACGACAACTGTTGAACGGTGAAACTTTAAAATTTTATGGTGTTGACGTTAAATGGTTTAATGAAGACGCAACCTATGAAGAAGATGGTAAGATAAAAAGAGCTGATAAATCTGGAATTTATAAAAACATTCCTGTCGTAACTCCTAAACGTCAACATAAGTATAATAAATGGGTTTTTATTGAAATTTCTGTTGATGAATTTGTAGAAATGTGTAAACTGTCTTAAAATAAATTGTACTTCTAAAAAAATTAGGTTATAATTTGTTCAAGAGAATTATTACTTGGATAGAATTCAAATGAAAAATTTACTTGCAGAAATTGTTAGTGGCTCCCACCTGTTTGGTACTTCCACGCCAACATCAGACCGTGACTTTAAGGTAATTTACATCCCTGACCTCAATCAAGTTCTTCTTGAACGACGTTCAGCTATCATTAAGAAGCGGCCTGAAGGTGTGAGCGACGATGACATCATGCCCGCCGATGAGTCGGAATATGAATTTGTTCCGCTCAAAACTTTTGCGGAACACTTCTTTGAAGGGCAAACATACGCAATTGAATCTGCTTTTGTTATAGCGTTTAGCAATAACGAAAACAAACAGTTTGTTAATTGTTATGATGCTCGAATTGTTGAATTCTGTCATGAGTTAATTAATGACTTCTTAACGGATGATATCACAAAGATGATTCAGTACGCTATGAGCCAAGCAGAGCTTTATGGTGCTCGCGCCAGCAGGTTAAACTCGGTTGAAGCAATTATTGAGCTCATTGAACATGAACTTACAGAGGGATTACTGGATGTTTCTAACACGCTTGGGTCAATTGAATCAAAGCTGACAAAGTTGCAGTCAGAATTTATCTTCATGACAGAAATAAAAGACACAAAAACCGGTTACGATAAGATGCCAGCGCTGTCTGTTAATAATCGCACTTATGCTCTTACGACAAAAGTTGGGCATTTTTTAAACGCAATGAAGGGGCTTCGTGATAAATATGGAGAGCGAGTTCGTAAATCACAGGGTGATGAAGTTGACTGGAAGGCGCTTTCACACGCCATCCGCATCACTGAAGAAGCGCTAGAAATTTTAACGGTAGGTAAAATTAATTTCCCACGTGAAAGCGCCAAGCATCTTCTAGATATCAAAAATGGAAAAATTCCATTCGACAGGGTTAAGGCAGAATTTGAGGAGCTAAATGAACGTGTTACGAACGCGCAGCAAATTACTAACTTACCATTTAAGGACGATAATCTTAAACGTCAGTTTTACGAATGGTTAGTCGACTGGCTTAGACTCTTTTACGATATTGAACACAATTAAAATGCCACTTTACGATTATAAATGCACTGGCTGTGGTCGGTTTACGGAATTAAATTCATCAATTTCTTCACGTAATGAACAATATTGTGATATTTGTGGTATGATGCTAAAGCGCGTAATTAGCGCCGTAAATATTAATCTTAAAGGCTCAGACTTTTATAAACCAGGTTTTTCAGGAAAAACTCAAAATGCTAAATCCACTTGATGTTATAAATTATATTTGTTTAGGTTTTATGACGATTGCATTTTCAATTTTCTTTACTGGAAATACTTCAGCTCATTATTATAGCTTAACTGTTCAAGATTTTTTCATTGAGTTTCCAGAATTTTTTCTAGAGAATTAAAATGTTGACACTTATTGACAAAATTCTAACCTATTTTGCTGCAATGGCGCTCGCATTTTTGAGCGCCATTTGCTTTATTCTTTTTCTTTTATTTTCAACTGGCGTTTACACAGTCGAGAAAATTTCAGGAATTTGGCGCTGGGTATTTACAGATTGATTTTTTAAGCGAATTGGAATTCCTTCTTGAATAGGAATTACTCTTCTGCGCTTAACCTTTTTAGGTTGGCTAAAATCAAACTTAAATGGATTTCCTAAAACTCTGGCAACAAAATTAACATCAAAGCTTCTATACATATTTGAAAGCGAGCCTGTTAATCCAAGCTTTGCGACTTCAATACTAATTGGATAATTATTACTACTTTTGTAAAACCAAATATTTACAATGCGCATGAATTGTTGAATGTCAACATTTGACTGCGCAGCATAATCAAGAACATAGGCGCCTATTTCAAAAGGTGTAATGTTATCAATTACAACTAAAAAATTTTCTCGCTTGTACTCAATGAGTGATAAAGCGAAAAGATTAGTTCTATCCTGCAAAAATTCAATTTGAAGTGGTGGAATTTTCTTTTTCATTATTGACTCACCAATATGCCCGTTTTTTTGTATTCTCGGGGGCGGCCGGCGTCATCATAAACAATATTACCGTCTATTGTAGCGGCCATGTATTTTCCATGAGGCCCGACGTATAAACTTGGTTTAACTTGCTTACCTTCGTGCATTCTAACACGCTGAGTATTTACACTAGCTGATGTGTTTTTCTTTGGTGGACCTGCCATATAATTTCTCCTTATAAATTTATCGTTCTTATTAAATAACTTTGTTTAATAAGACGTATTTATTGGAGAAATGAAGTGTTTTTTGATTTTTTAAAAGCATTTATAATTCTTTCTTTGATAATTGGAACACAAAATGGAACATCTTTATTTTCTAAAACTAAAAAGTTTCATAATTTTGATTACTTAACCTTTAACTTTAAACCCATTAACCAAATTGAATTATTTGTAGGACCATATTATGCCAATAAAGCACTTACAACTAGCTATAACCAAGTAGGAATTCTAACAGGAATAAATATTGAAATTATTCCAAAACAACTAGATTTAAATTTGTCATATGTTTCAGGACACACAAATGTTTCAGGTGCGATGACACAGTTATTGTACAGGCCATTTAAAAAAGTACAACTTTACGGAGGAGTTGGTGTTCCTGAAAAACAAAGCGGAAATGAATTTTTTGGAATTTTTGGTATAAATTACACATTCTAAGTTTACAGTGTTAACTATTTGTTGTATAATTTAACAACAGCTAACTTTAGGTGAATAGTGATGTCTACTTGGTTCAAAACAACCGGTACGTTAATTTACGATCCAAATCGTGGAAAGATGAAAAACCGTACAGTTTGGTGGGCTGTTGTTAATACCTGTCCAGAAATTGCCAACTACTATCGTTGGTGGCTTGAAAAATTCTGGTGGCATTGGGAAGCCAATGGGTACAAGAGACGTTACTTACAACCAGCCTGGGGGTCTCACGTCAGCGTCATTCGCGGCGAGGAGCCTCTTAATAAAGAGCTTTGGGGCAAGTATAATGGCGAGCGAATTATTTTAGAGTATCAACACAAAATCGAAGCTACTCGTGAGCTTGGTTTTCGTGACAAGTTTTTTATGGTACGAGTTCGCTCTCATCGCTTGAATGAAATCAGAAAGGAACTTGGCTTAAAATCTGAAGATGCTAAAGGCCGAGAATTTACTTTCCACATTACAATTGCTAAAACAGAGGAAAATTAATGATCAACACACTTTTAGAAGATATTCAAGAACTTGCGAACAAAGTTGCACATGGTTATGATATCGATGCTATAGAAAATGGAGAATGGAATGATTTTCAATCAATTGATAGTCATGAATATCAATTGCGTCGACTAAAAACTCGTGTTGATGCGGTTCTATCAGCCATTGAAATATATAGGCTTGAAGAGAAAATCACAAACAGTGACCATAGTTAATCTTTACGGGCTATTTGTTGATGATACTAGAGATGTTCCTACAGATTACTATAAGATTTGTGGGAACTGGACGGTTGTATATGATTACTTTACTGCAGTAGAGTTTTTACAGAAATACAAATATGATTTTCTTTCTTTAGATCATGACCTTGCGTCATTCTCTCCTGATGGTAGAGAGTGGACAGGTTATGACATTTGTTTATGGTTGGCAGAACAAAAAACATTTGGTTTGTGGATACCGCCTATAATAAAAGTTCACTCAGCAAATCCTGTTGGTTCAACCAGAATGCGCGGCGTTATTGAACGTTATTTAATTTCTTAAAATTGTACTTTTTTGGTTTTTGATTATAATTATTTCATAACGCAGAGGTGACTAAGATGTTTAATTCATATTCTTTATCATGTATCGATGACGCTGCCGCCTTTATTGAACGTCTTATTGAAGATGTTCAACATGCAAATAAAGACAATTTACCGAACATCAAAATTGAACGACTGATAAAGCAGCTCAGCATGCTTCAACAAGTTACAACTGAACTTTCTGACTCGCTTGATCAAATAAAGTATGAAAGAACCATGGCCGAATTCAGGTGCAATAGTGAGCAAAAGCTTGAGCTATGGAAAGAATCACTAAAAAATTAATTTTTTAAAAATGTAATTTTTTGGTTTTTTGATTATAATTATTTCATAAACCAAATGAGTGTTACTTCAATGAGTAAAGTCAAATACCCCCGCACCTATCATCTTCCCTGGTCGCTAGGTCGTTCTGATGATGACAAAGTGCTCAAGAATGTTGAACATTTTGAAGGTCAACATGTCATCATAACAGAAAAAATGGATGGTGAGAACACTTCACTTTATACTAATGGCAATCTACATGCCAGGTCACTTGACAGTGCAAATCACCCTTCTCGTGATTGGGTAAAGCGTTGGTGGCAAGAACGTTGTTATGACCTTCCTGAAGGTTGGAGAGTTTGTGGAGAAAACTTATTTGCTCAACACTCGATTAGATATGAGAACTTGGTAATACCATTTCGTGGGTTTTCAATTTGGAATGAAAAAAATTTTTGTTTAAGCTGGGGTGAAACACAAGAATGGTTTTCACTTCTCGAAATTCCGTCTGTACATATTCTTTGGCAAGGTGAATTTGACGAAGACCAAATTCGTCAAATTCAATATCGACTGGATACAACAACACAGGAAGGTTACGTGGTCAGAATGAAAAAGGGGTTTCACTATAAGGATTTTGCTCAGTCAGTAGCTAAGTTTGTTCGTGCTAGTCACGTTCAAACTGATACGCACTGGATGCATTCTGAAATCGTGCCAAATGGGCTCTAAAATGGAAATTCAATTCAAAGATTTTTTGAACAAAACAGTTCAAATTATAATGAAGAAAACCAACGCCAAATATGAAGGGTTTCTTAATGGTATTAGACATGATAAAATACACCTGACCCACTTGGTAATTTATAACTGGGCGGGTGGTCCTATAGTGTCTGGTGGAGTCAATCAAAATGTAAGATGGTTTAACAAAACTTCAATAGCGTCAATTAAAGAAATTTCAGCTTTTGGCAATGAATAGATTAATCCAAACTTTTAATTCGCTTAAAGAACGTGGAAGAATAAACTTCCCGGTTAAAGTATGGCTTGATCTTGAAGAAACAGTTATTGATGAATGGGGAAATTATGCCTTATTGTTTCATAGTTGTGAACTAATTGCTGAATTTTTGAACGAGTTTGGTGTAAATGATATTGGTATTTGGTCATTTGCAATTTATAATGACGCTGATATTGAAAAATTTAAAGTTGAATTAATGCCGCGACTAGAAACAATATTAAATGTGTCAGTTTCGGATATTATTTCAGTTAGACAAATGATTAAACAAATAGGAGATTTTCAAAAACTAAGATTTCAGGATGAATGTGATTTTATTTCAGTCTATGGGAAGCAAAAATCATTTATTGATTCATGTATTTTTTCTCAAAAGTGGACTACTTGTGTATTAATAGATGATGTAGTTCGCACGAGCTACATTTATGATACCGAGTCAGACGTAGAAATTATCACATTGAGAATTTAAAAATGAACACAGAAAACAGAGAAAATCTGATTATGCTTGAACTGAGCGAATCAGTATGGTCCGCAATGGTAAAATACGTGCGGATTATTGTTCTTTTTCATATATCAAATTTAATAGCACCGATCGAACACGATTAACAGGAGTAGTAAATGCTGCGCGTCTTTTTGGGATTTTTAATTTTATTTCCATGGCTAATTATTAGCGGGTATTGGTTGTTTGGAAACGGAAACTTTGATGCGTTCCAATGTAAATTTTCTTTATTTTTTATTTGGCTTTCGCCAATAATAAGTTTCATTATAGCATGTGTAGCTTATTCACTTGGGCGCACGATTGAAATTATAGAAAATGCTAAAACGCTGCATAGTATTGCGCAAACTGGACTAAAAGTAATGAAAGATAGAATAGTAAAATAAGTGTATTTTTGATATCTTTTGCTTATAATAATACTATAATTAAATAGTGGAACATTTTATGTCAGCTATAATTCAGCAAATTATTAACAGTCCTGAATCTTTTGAAAAGGATGAAATTCTTAGCGCACTCATTCAGCTTGATGAAATTTACTATAACGGTGATGAGCCATTAATCTCAGACGCTGAATATGATGAGCTTCATGCTTTTGCTGAATCAAGGTGGCCAAATGACGGGTACTTTATGGAAACCGGCAGTATGGTTAGAGGTGTCAAAGTAAAACACCCGAACCCTGTTGGTGGTTTAAATCAAATCAATCGTGACGGTCTTAACCGCTGGCTAGCAGGAAAAGACGCAGATTTATACATCTTGTCTGAAAAGCTTGATGGATCATCTGGAACTCTTACCTACGTTAACGGCAAGCTAAAAGTCGCATTAACGCGGGGTGACGGCGTTTATGGTTCAGATTGCACCCGCCACGCACTTTCAATGCGTTCAATTCCTATTTCGCTAGGTAGTGGAATTGAATCACCTTCATTCGAAGTTCGTGGCGAATTTATTATCCGTAAATGTGATGAAGAAAAAGTTAAGGAAATTTTGAAGCAGCACAATGGGCGTGAGTATAAAAATTTGCGCGGTATTGCAAACGGGCTAATCAATGCAAAAGAAATTCCTGATGAAATTTTCCAATATTTGAAATTTGTTGCATATGGGCTCTCATTACCACAATATGATTACTTTGCGCACCTTAATATGCTTGACAGCTACGGATTTCAAACTCCACGCTGGATGCAGGTAAATTCAATTAACGAAACACAGTTGACTAGTGTGCTTGTTGATTGGCGTGATTCTTCAAATTACGAAATAGACGGTATTGTTGTTCAGATCAGTAATGCAAAAAGTCGTGAAAAGCTTGGTTTGAAAAACAAGCGACCGCAGTATGGTTTTAAGTGGAAGGTTGCTGATGAAAGCAATGAGGCTGTCACCACAGTCATTGGTATTGAATGGAAAGCGTCTCAATATAGTTACCTAATACCAACAGTCTTGCTTGAACCAGTCGACCTTTGCGGAGCAACCATCAAACGAGCTGCTGGATTCAATGCTGCTTATATCAAAAATAATGGAGTTGGAGTTGGTGCTAAAGTTCGCATTACCCGCTCTGGAGACGTAATTCCTTACATTCTCAAGGTTGAAGAAGGTGTTGAGCCTTTGATGCCTGAAGTTGCATATCATTGGTCAAAAACTGGAATTGATGCAATTGCTGATATCGAAAGTGATGCGTCAAAATTATTGAAGTTAAAGCGGTTTTTTAACAAGCTTGAAATTGATCAAGTACAAGATGCAACTCTTTCCGCGCTAGTAGAAAATAAAGTCGATTCACTTGAAGCGATCATAAGTCTATCTCGCAAAGAATGGAATGATTTGATTGGGCGCAACGGTGAAAAAGCTTACGATAGCCTTCATGCTAAGCTTCAGGATGTTTATCTTTGGGAATTGATGGGAGCTTACCCATCATTTGGTAGAGGATTTGGTGAACGAAGAGCAAAAGTTCTTTGCGAAGCTTTCGGGACTTTAGTGCTTGAAGCCACAGAAGCTGATATCCTCACGCTGAAGGGGTTTAGTGAAATAACCGCACAAACTTATCTTGATGGTATTGACGAATTCAAAGAATTTTTTGATTGGCTTAATCACGTCAATTTCATAAAGCTGAAAACCGCCGTCAAAAAAGTGATTACGACCGGTAAGCTGGTTGGTAAAAGTTTCGTATTTACCGGCTTTAGAAGTGATGAATTAACTGCTCAAATTGAAGCTCTCGGCGGAATAGTTCAAGACGGTATTAAAAAGGATACCACACACCTCGTAATGAAGGACACGACAAAATCTTCTGGAAAATCAAAGAAGGCTGCTGAACAAGGAATAATCGTAATTGATCGTGATTCCTTGATTGAAATGTTAATCGTGTAATGTCGAAGAACAATAAATAAATTATATGTGTAACCCAATAGAAGAAACAAAACTTGAAAAATTAAATATTGCTCTCATAGAATATTTTACATGGCTTGGAACTTTATCTTTTGAAGAAAAACAGAAAAATTTTTTAAAGCTTCATGAAATTTTACAACATCGGATTTCAGTATTTGTCCAGCTCAATTCAAGCCCAACTGTTGAAATCTTAAAAGAATAGTGTAAAAATAAAACTAAATGTGTTATAATGTCAGCTATAATTTATCAATTTGGGATTTACTACAGCAAAAAGCAATTAAAATTATTAGAAGCAGAAGCAGCACAGGCAGTAATTGAAAATTCATTTTTTACTGTTTTAAAGTTAAAATCGATAATTAAGCAGTCAGTGTTACTTCAACAAAAAAGAATGTCGAGATGATTAAAATTAAATATCTGAGATTAGTTTCTGATCTACACCTTGAATTTAAAAATTTCACTGTTCCTCAGTTAGATACTGATAGTGAAACCCTTCTTATCTTAGCTGGTGACATTTATGTCGGTACGCTAGGAGTCGCCTTTGTACGTGAGCACGCCTCACGGTTTGGTGCTGTTTTTTATGTTTTGGGAAATCACGAATTTTACCGTAATCAAATAGTAGGTCTGGTGGACAAGATAAAAGAAAAAGTTGCTGATTTACCAAATGTTTTTGTCACTACTAATGGTGAAACTGTAAAATTTGATGGTGTTACAGTAATTGGTACGACACTTTGGGCCGATGCCAATAAAAATGATCCTGTAACAAAATTTCAATTAAGTCAAAGAATGAATGATTTTTACCTTATAAAAAACATAACACGGACATTCACTCCTGACGATATGGTAGAGCTGCATAAAAAACAGCTTGAATTCATCAAATCACAGCTTTTTGAAAATAAAGATTCTAAGCAGCCGGTAGTAGTGGTTACACATCACTTGCCGTCTAGTTTTAGTACTCCACCAGAGTTTCGAGCAGATTTTCATATGAATGGAGGATATCGATCTGAGCTTAATGAGTTAATTGATCACTATAAACCAACTTACTGGCTTCACGGCCACACACATGATTCATGTAATTATGAAATGAGCAACACAAAAGTTGTTTGTAATCCACGAGGGTATAACGATTCAAATGCCCTGTTTGATGCTAATTTGCTGTTGGAATTATGACAGTCATCAGTTTTTCTGATGCTAAACAACGATTACGAGGGGCAAGTTTTAAGTCTCCTCAAATGCAGAAGCTGTATGCTGACGCAGTCGATGATGTGCTATGTCTTTGGCAAAGCGCAATTTCCGTTGATAGGCTCAATGAGCTATTTTTAACTGAGATAAAATCAAAGTTAAAATTAAACGTGGAAAATTCAATTGAAGACCTAAATTTTTTATCGAGCATAGAAGCTCAATTGGGTATGAAGATTGTAATTTTCTGGCCAGAAACAACCAATTCAAATAGAGCTGGTTGGATAGCTGGTTTTGAGATAAATGAAGGAGCTTTTGCTACGCCTGAATTTGCCTCGGAAAATTACGCTCGCGCTTTTAACATTTTATTATTTTTGCATTTAAGTGCAATTATAAAAAGTGTAGCGTGAGGACTTGAAAATAATAAGTATGGAGTATGTTTAATGACAACAGTAGTACACTCTTTTTATGTTGTGCTTAACGAAGATAATGGTAAATATTTTGCAGGTTATAACGCCGCTGAAGGTAAACCCAATTTCGTGGATGATCCATTGGTGGCAAAGCCATACAGCAACAAATTTGACATTTTACTTAGACCGAATGAAAAAGTTGTTGAGTTAAAAGTTCAACTTTCAAAGGATAATGTTGAACTTTCAGCACCTTTTCGGCCGCGTCGCAGAGTAGCTTCCCACGCTGCTAAATAAACTTAGAGAGCCTACCCTAAAAAGTAGGTTCTCTACATATTTGTATAACAACAAGTGGAGCTAATCGTGATCCATACTATCATCGAAGCTGAATCACTGTCCGACCTCGCTGTGTTAGTTAATGACTTTTTAAAATTTTGGAACCCAATAATCTATAATTCTGAAGTAGATGAATTTCAAAGATCAAAGAAAAATGGAAAAGATATTTGGGTTGCCTATGTTTCAAGGGAGTGTGATTTAAAAAATGAAACTTCAAGATTTATTGCAGACCGACGTAGAGCGCCAAGGCATATTAGAAGAACAAAAATCATACAGGCGAAAAATTGCTAAAAAATTAGGTCTAGGACTTAATGAACTCGATGATTTATCAGATAAAGAGATTGAAATTATTCTTAAAAATTTAGGTAAAAATGACTTTAAGCCAGATTCTGATTTTGATCCAAAAGAACTTGAGCTAGGAATAAAAGTTGAAATGGAACATACTAATTCTGTACTGGTTGCAAAACTCGTGTGTAAAGATCATCTCGTTGAATTACCAAATTATTATAGCAGATTAGAAAAAATGGAGCATAATAAATGATTGATGCAATAATATTTAGAGTTGATGAAACAAGTTTTATGAGTTGGCCAGTTGATATTAATGGTGTACCCGCGGAAACTGGAAACATGTTTGAACCTGAAAGTCCAGATGATTCATATTTTAATTTAAAATATGACCAAATAGTTTTAGCGTCTCTTTATGAAAACAATGATGAACATGGTAGCACTGATCATATGTGGGTTTATATTGCACACGATAATAGCCCGATACGTAGCGTACTTGACATGTCCTTTGATGATTTTAAAGGGCTAATTCCTGCAATTATCAAAGATTTTAAACAAACTAAACTTCATTAAAAACGGTGGTAACGATGTTTGACCCAGCAACAACGCTTCTTGGTCTAATTCTTTTAGGTTACGCCATCTATCTTCTTTTATGTGATGAATGGAACGATTAAAAGCAGTCGTTCACACCTTAGAAAATTTTTTAGTGGCTAATGGAGTCATTTCCATTTTGGTCATAATTGTTATTGTCGCTTTAATAAAGAATGAGTATAATCAGAATGACAACTGATAGAGAATTTTTAACTTTTATTCATGATCGCCTTTTAAATGTACATCATGAAAATGAATTACTAGATTATATGCATCGTTTACGTGCTATAATTGCAAAATTACCTGCAGATCGAACAACGTCGATTAATGAAACTATACCTTCTGAGAGTCTTCCTCGCAGAAATAGAAATATTTTACTTGGATAAGAATTTATAGTATTATGTTTTAAAGTAGATTTTTATCGACAGACAATAAATAAAAAAACAATAGATTTAAGGTCTGTCAAATGAATAAGTTATTGAAAATAATAACTGTTTTATTAGTGATAGCGTTAACTAGTTGCGCTTTATATCGTGAACAAACAGGTACATCAAAATTAGCACAGGATCCGCCATTACTTGAGCGAGCAATTGAGGGTTCGATTAAAAACTCTACAGCAAGCATTACTTGTAAACCAGCTAAAGTAAATAAAAAGGTAGAAAAAGTAAATGAAGCGACTCCTGCTGCTAGAATGGAATTACAGCACGAATTATCGCGTATTCAGCAACAGATAAATAATCTTGAAGATGGTGTTGAAAAACTAAAGCAGAATTAATTACTTCAACAGCGCCGATGTGTTAATAACTGTTTCAGGTTTCGGTTATTAAACGACGTGGTTGTAAGTTAGGAAACCTGATTTTTATTTCATTATATGAAAATATTAGTCAGACATTGGAACGAATATTACACGCAATATCATATTCCAAAATATCAACGATGGTTCTGGCGAGTAATTTGTATAATAATTGACAATGTTTTCTTTAGAAGACATTACTGATTTTATCGTTGTGTAAACAGGAAGTTTTGAAAGACTGACTGAAAGGGGTCGCGGACGCGGGGGCAGAACCCGCCCAGTCCACATAGCTTAAAATAAATTTGGGCTGGACAAAGTTTCGACGTGGTCATTAGTAGGAATGTTTACAACGGGATAGTCGACTGCCCTAAGCAGCGAAAAACTTATAAATGCAAGCAATGACGCATTTTATGGAGATTATGCTCTCGCAGCATAATCCACCGGGGCTGTTCAGCCTAGCAACAGAATGAACCGAATGGGGAAGATTTAATCTTCCCCATTTTTGTGTGTACATCTCCAATTTTTCTTAGTATAATGCTCATATGGATAAATTTAAACTTGAAATCAGTGAGCAGGAAGCCAAGCGTTTCTTAAAACCGGTCTGTCCTTCGCTCGACGAAAAAGATCATAAGCTCGCGCAAGCTCGTTACGCTTATGAAACAATCTGGGAAATTCTTCATAATTTTACTCTTTACGTTCGTCGCAAAGAAGGATTAAAAGAAGATTCTTATTGGGTTAATCAGTCTGATGAAAAAATAACTGAATATGCTCTTAACGCTCTCAAGGAAGTTGATGATGCGTGGGATGAAAAAGATGCTGATGAATGGTGGAATGAATTCATCAATCTTGAGCATTTCAATGAATACATTAAAGGCGCGCTAACAGAAGAACACTGTGGAGACTGTACAGCAGTTCCAGCAACGTGTTCTCGCTGCTACGCTGAAACAATGTACAAACTGCCCTACACTGCTTGGTGGAACAAACATTTAGGTCACGCACTTACAGTGACTGCTAACGCAGGATATAGGGAACAACTTAAAAAATACAATCCAAAAAAACCCCTACGAAGACGAATTACGCTAGCTGTTAAGGAATTTTGGAGAATACTTATGGAAAAATAAAATGTCACGTGCAGCTTTGATATTTACACTAGTAATTTTAGCAATTGTTGTTGGTCCAATTTTAATCATTTGGTCACTGAACACTCTTTTCAGTTTAACAATTCCATTTACCCCTCAAACGTGGGTCGCAACAGCAATTTTAACATCAGTCGTTCGAGCAACTTGTAAATAAAATGAACAAATTCAAAAGCCGTAAATATCATTTGATTAAGGCAATATATGAATGGTGTCTCGGTAGTGAGTTAACTCCATATATTGTAGTTGATTTACAAATTAATCCAATTTTAATTCCACCTAAATTAAAAAACGCTGAAGAAGCAATTTTTAACTTAGGATTGGCGGCTTGTAAAAATGTTGACATTACGTCAAACTGTGTTCATTTTTCGACACGTTTTCAAGGCGTTCACTTTGATATGCTAATTCCATTAGAGTCTGTAATTGCGATTTTTCCGCACGAGCTTGGACCAAGAGAAGGAATAACATTTGGCGTTGAAAAAGTTCCTGATGAAGAAATTAGCGTGGAACCTGAACCACCGGAACCTGAACCACCAAAAGGCAAAAAGCGCGGTCACCTAACAGTCGTCAAATGAACAGAATAATTATACTTGATATTGACGGTGTTCTAATTTCAGGTAGAGCTGCTCTGCTTGACTACAATCTTGGAGGTTCAGGAACCTTCAAGTGTTTTGACCCTGTTGCGGTCGCTCTGTTAAATCACGCGCTTGAATTTACTTACGCTAAGCTTGTAATTGCGTCTTCATGGCGCCATACTTTTTCACGTAATCAATTTATCGATATTTTTAAAATCAACGGTTTAAATCCAACGATATTGGAAGGTGATCAGTGGAAAACGCCAGTTGCTGAAACGCGTGGCGAAGAAATTAAAAAATGGCTTAAGTTAAATTGCGGCCAATATTCATATTTTTGTTACGTAGACGACGCGTTTGTTGAACCTGATATCGTAGAAGAATACGTAGGTTATGTCAAAGTTGATTATAACGCCGGACTTTCTCTAGAAAATTTCTTTGAAATTATGAAATTTTTAGGGCATTCAAAACAAGAAACTAATCAACTTTTAGTTGAAAAAAGAAAAACACTTTTAAGTAAAGTTCATGAAATCAACAGAATGGTACGTAGCTAAAATTAAACCGGCTGGGTTAACGCTTTTCAACGATGCGTTTTATCCTATCCCAGACCCTGAAACTAATGAGCTTTATGTCTATATTAAGCCAACGCTCGTGATTAACCAAGATGCCTGTAGAGTCTCTGTAATTAATGGTAAGACAGGCGCTAGAGTTATAAGTGGATCAACAGCAGCAACTTGTCTTGAAATTGTTAGAGAAGCGACAGCTGATGACATTGAAGTCATAAATAAAAACTTAAGCAAATTGACTGTGAGGCTTTCCTAACATGATAGAAGAAGAACTTTCTGAGCTACGTGAACATCAAAAATTAAGTTTACTATTGCATGAAGCTATTTCTGAAAGGCATAAAATACGCATTTTTAGAAAAGTATTTTATGCGTTAGAACAAATAGAAATTGGAAAACAAACAGATTTTAATATTCTAAAAGTTTACAGACAAGCATTTGATGAGCTAAATGAGTTTAAAGCTAATTTAGAATTAGAAGAAAATTCATTAGCTGTATATCATTTGATGTTGGCTGTTTCGGCATATGGGCGAGCAAAAAATTTATCTCGTCATTATATTCATTGATAAATAGGAAAGATTTTATAAAAATAGGACAAATTCGCTATGAAAAAAATATTGTTAATTTTAGCCTTGACAGGAACACTCTCAAGCTGTATGAATTTAAATTTTGATAATCTTGAATATGATAGATTTATCACAGTAAAACAACTTGCGCAACGAGGTGAGCTTTTTTGCGGGAAAAATGAAGCAAGTTTATTCGCTAAACAATTAAAGGAAATGATGGTTCACCAAAGTATTTATGCTGAAAATCGTGGTGGCCGACCTAATATTAAGTCTGCCACAGCAGAACTTGATAAGCTTGTTGATGAGCTTAATGTTCGTTTTGATAAACCTACACCGCCGTCTGAAGCTTACTGTAAGCAAAAATTCGCTGATATTCGCGATGGTGCAACTGACATTGTGTTTGCTATTGGCAAACTTCAATAAAGGAGACAAAACAAATGTTAACAATTAACGACATTCTACTTTCGCCAATTCCAGAAGTTAAAGAATTGGGTCAGCGCGCCGCCGCTTTAAAAAAGCAATTTGATGAAAAACAGATTAGTGAAGATGAATTTAATGAGCTTTTAGAAGATATCAAGAGCTTAAACAACATTCATAAAGAAATGGTTTCACTCGAAACCTGGCGCGAGCTTCTTAAGGCTGTACAAATTTTGGATATGATTCGCCACTGGGCACCATTTTAAGATTTTGTGATAAAATTGCTTTCTTTATTAAAGTAATTATAAATAATAAAAATTCTATCCTAGATAAATCTTAAGGAGATACCAAAATGGCATTTGACACATTAACAGAATTACTTGCCCTCAATGAGGGCAAAGCTTGCAAGACTTCTGGAAAACTAGTTAGCAAGAAAAAGAAAATCGTAAAAGAAAATGTTGGATTACTCCACATAGAAGTACCATTTAACGGTGTTGAAGATGAAGCCGATGTTTTAGCGCAGTTTAACGTTAAACTTATAAAAACCACAAAATTACATACTGGCGGCGGAAACACTGAAGCAACTCTAGAAGGAACTGAAGAAAATCTTCGTCAGCTTTTAGCTCATGTATGGGATATGAGCGAAGATGAACCTGAAATTGACGAAGTATTTGAGACGGCAGTTCCAGCAAACACAAATCAGCATGTTCATGACACTGCTGCGCAGGTTAGAAATAAAGAGCATTTCATTACAACTACTCCTTTTAGTGCAACTCATTTCAACGAAGAACATGAAGAAGAAATTCCTGTAAACACTGTGTTAAAAGTTCACAGTAAAACAAATGGAACAGTTGTTTTTGATTGTATGATTGATGGAAATGACGAAACTTGGACAGTTGATATTGAAACTTTCGTAGATAACACAGATCCAATTTAAAAAATGTAAATAACAGTGTACTTTTTATTCCATAATGATATAATAGCTCACATCAAAACATTGTTGAAACCGTATAAATAAAGCTATACAAACACAAACCTTTTGGAGTTTATGAACAAACAAGCAATCAGTACTATCGTCAATCCATCCTATTCACTAGGAGGCTTAGGATATGCGCCGGTGCTTGCGTCCTCAAATCCAACAAATTCGAGGAACTCTTTCTTGTAAAGCTTAAAGGATTAAAAAGTTTGCAGAAAGGGTTTCTCTAAAAAGAAACCCTTTTTTGTTATGGAGGTACAGCATGCAAACTTTAAGAATGAAACAAACGTTAAAGAGAGCTGGTTGTTGCTGTAAACCAGCAAAAAAATTTAAAGAAAGTGAAAAAAGTACAAATTTTTTTAAAAAACTATGTACAATGCTGAAGAATATAGTATAATAGTTACACATTCAACAAAAATTGAATGTAAAAATCAACTCCTTTAGCGAGCTCTGATTGTTTTTTAACAACTTGATTTATCTAGGTTCGTAGCTCAGAGGCAGAGCGTTGCCCTTACAAGGCAAATGTCGGGATTTCGAAATTCCCCGAACCTACCATTTAATCGTCGGGTCGGTTGGAGAGGCGACATCTTTACAAGGTGTACAAACCGGGTTCGATTCCCGGGACGGTTACGGTTACTGTGACTTGATGTATTGGTTAGTACGCGAAAAAAGTCGTCTGCGCCTCTTGTTTCGAAAGAAACCGTTTGTGGATGGTTATCTCACGCATAAGGGCGAAGACCAGGTTCGAATCCTGAGGTCACAACCAATTGGAGAAATGACAGAGTGGACTATCGTGCTACCCTGGAAAGGTAGAGGACCTGAAATATGGTTCCGTGGGTTCGAATCCCACTTTCTCCGCCAAATTTATTGTACATTTTGGATTTTTGTGTTAGAATTTGTTTTTGAATTTTCTGGAGCTGGCGACCCGTAAGGACTCCTTCGATAAGGAGGAAGCTCCATCGCCATCTATGAAAGAAAGCGGTTGAGGAGTTGTTGTGTTAACATCCGACAACAAGACAACTGGAGGATCCGTAACCTCCACCTAAATTTGGGTTTCGAAAGTAAGGATGGGTGGTCCCGTCAGCCGGCTGTAACCCGGTTCCCTCGTGGCAAGCAGTTCGATTCTAGCCGAGACCCACCAATTTGGATAAGCGGGGACGTGGGAGAGTCTCACCTGACTGTAAATCAGGCGCTTCGGCTGAGTAGGTTCGAATCCTACCTTATCCACCAAATTTTTACTCTCGTAGCCCAATTGGCAGAGGCGGAAGGTTTAAGCCCTTCTTTATGTGTGGGTTCGAATCCGACCGAGAGTACAGTGAAACCGAAAGAAAAATGGTTATCTTACTTTTACTGAGAAAAACCCCGTTTTTCGCTTATTTTGTTTCACACTTTGCGGGTATAGCTCAATTGGCCAGAGCGCCGTCCTTCCAAGTCGGAGGTTGTCGGTTCGAGACCGTCTACCCGCTCCAAAATAAAGTTGTACTTTTTGATTTTTGTGTTATAATTATTCCATCAAATCAAAATGATGAAAAAGGATGAACGCTCAACAACTGTTAGACACGCTTCTTAGTCTTCAAGCTCAAGGAGCTAATTTACAAATGTTAGATGTAATGACTCTTCAATCAAGGACTGATGAAGATTACAATTCATGGATGGAAGAAAGCTGGCCTGGTAATGTTGAAGTTAACGGCTCTGAACTGAGGATTTACTAAAATGATTTGTTATAATTCGATGGCTGAAGCTTGGATAGATGATGAAGATGATTCATTTTACGTGGACATGACACCTGAAGGTGGAGAACCTGATTTTGAGTTTGAAACTCAGGAGGAGTTTTGGAACTGGTACAACAGTTCAGATTAAAAAATTGCCGTCGTAGCCCAATTGGCAGAGGCGCTACGCTAAGAACGTAGTTATGTAGGAGTTCAAATCTCCTCGACGGTACAAGTGAAACCGCTTTTTAACGATTATCTTATTGGAAAGAAAAAACTCGTTAAATCTTTTTTGTTTCACGATTTTCCGGAGTAGGAAAACGGTAACCCCAGGGCACTGTTAATGCTCCGCCGAAAGGCAACTGTCCGTTCGAGTCGGACCTCCGGAGCAAAAATTATTGGCTTGTAGCTCAGTCGGTAGAGCGGGTGATTGTTAATCACTAGGTCGGGGGTTCGAACCCCTCCGGGCCAGCATGGGACGAAAGAACATTTAAGGCGAGCGTCATACGTTATTTGATGTCTCAACTTAAAAATAGGTTATCGTAAGGTAACCGTCGGTGACGTAGATCATCGTGCAGCGTAAGCAAACTGGTAAGCTATGAAGCAACCCAGCAAACACTAAAACCGGTCCTGGTAAATATCGAGCGCTCTCGAGGCAGTGGTTTGGTAAAGGCTGGAATTGTTAAGAAGGATGAGGTGGGAGTTGATCACCCACTAATTTCTAAGTAGTCGGCTCCTGTAAAGTTTGCACATCTACATTAATTTTAGAGAGGTTGAAATGTTTGTAAGAGGTTCAATTGTTCGTTCTGTAAATGGTGGTCCTGAAATGGAAGTTTTAGGAGTTTCCAATGATGGAAAGATTATGTGTAGGACTTTTGATGAAACATTTCAAGAGTGGTACATCATTCAAATTTCTCAAGAATGGTTGATGTACGCGTAAGGTTTAAATCAAACCGCTTGGTAACGGTTATCTTTTGGGTAGACTAGTCCGTTTCCTACTTTTTGTTTGATTATTTCTCCGAGTGGGTCAATTTGGTCGACCACTTGCTTTGGGAGCAAGCTTATGCAGGTTCAAATCCTGTCTCGGAGACAAAAATTTTCGGGGTGTAGCTCAGCCTGGTAGAGCGTTCGGTTTGGGACCGAAATGTCGCAGTTTCGAATACTGTCACCCCGACGGTGAATAAAAGTGCTTCTGGTTTCTATAAATATCTTCATGTTAATCATGGAGATACAAAATGGAAACCAAGAAACAACGTGCAGATAAGCGCAAGTACCATTACATCTACAAGACAACTTGTTTGATTACTGGTAGATATTACATAGGAATGCATTCTACAAATGACTTGAATGATGGATATTTAGGAAGTGGAATACGACTCTGGCATTCGATCAATAAACATGGAAAGGAAAACCATCAAGTTGAAATATTAGAATATTTACCTGATCGGAAATCATTATCAAATCGAGAAAAAGAACTTGTTAATGAAGACTTATTAAAAGATACGCAGTGTATGAATTTAGCAACCGGCGGTGAACATTGGACTGGTGTTAATTCTCCAGAAGGCGTTGAAAGACGCCGTCATACTTTTGTTATTTGGGCAGCTTCTGGAGCTGCTGGCGTAAAGCGTAAAAGAGAAGAAGATCCAGAATATGATAAGGCTTTTAAAGAGAGGACACGCAAAGCTTTTGTAAAAGCTAGAGAAAAAAGCAGAGAAAAATATCCTCATGGTATCTTTTATGGACGAAAGCACTCTGATGAATACAAACGAAAAATGAAGGCGACTTTAGCAGAAAGACGGCCTCATGATGGCGAAAAGAACTCGCAATTTGGTAAAATGTGGATTTATAATTGTGACACCTTAGAAAGTGTTAGAATTATGAAAACAGAATCTATTCCAGATGGATGGGTTAAAGGCAGAAAATTTCAACGACCTGTTTTTATTCAACGTGAATCAACATTTTGTCCAATATGTGAAGTTGAATTTACTCCACTAAAAAATAAAAGTCGAGTGAAATTTTGCGGATCGGATGATTGTTTATTAAAGATAAGACAACGATCCGCAAGAAAAGGTCGTCAAACAATAAAAAATAAAGGAGGTTGTTTATGTCACAGCGCCAAGCAGGCCTAAAGTCGTAACAAGAAAGTTTCGTAACATGGCTGAAATTTATCGCCTGTTCTCTAAAGATTGGGAACATGAACTGGATTTTAGCGAGCAAATGCTCTTGGAGCTTTATTACTCAGAGTCATTTGGGGAAATGATTTCAAATCAAAATGGTTACTATCATGGTAAGCGCATGCTAAACCTAACGGTGACCATGTGGAAAGAGGATATAGAACGGGGCTTACTTCGTAAGTTTGAATTATACGAAGACTTTCCTAAGGAATGGGTTGATAAGGTTTTAAAATTCAGTGACTAATGTCAATTGGTAGACGGCGAGCTCTGGAAGCTTGAGGTTCTCGGTTCGAGTCCGAGGTCACTGACAAAATAATCAAGCATTAGCTGAGGTTGATTTAGCACGGCGTTCGGGACGCTGAGACGCAGGTTCGAATCCTGCATGCTTGACAAAAAACATTGTACATTTTGTTTATTTGTGTTAGTATAATATCGTTGGAGTTAAGATGATAGTTTCTCTTGGAGCGCTGTTTATTTTAGGTTTGATTGTTTTCATTGCTCTTCCTTGGTTAGGAATGAAGCTATACAATGCAAAAATTGACCTGAAAAGTAAAGATCAAATGATCGCGGACCTGCACGAACAGTTAAATCGAAGTCGTGAAGATCACGAAAAGATTTTGCATCAATTGAATTTTGACTTCAATCTGATGAATGAACGTGCGGTTAAAGCAGAAATGAAGCTTGAAAAACTTCAATTGAGTTCTTAAAGAATTTGAGATTGCCAACTATCTTAGATAACTAATTATTTCAAGTTGGCGCCCTAGTGGATTGAGACTTGTGGCTCGTAGTAATACGAGAGTAGAAGCGATAATGGGCTGGCTGTAGGACTGGACAGAGACGAAGTCAATTGGCGGGGATGTATATAGAGCGTTAGGAATGTCCCGCTTAGTTCCTAACAAACTTTTGGACGGGTGCTAGAGCTTGGTTTATTGCACCAGTCTTAATTATTTTTCTATAAATAGTTATTTACTTTAAAAATAACTATGACACAATCAAAACCTTGTTCTTGTATAATTTGTAAGAAACTTATTTCTAATTTAGGTATCCCAGGGCATTTTAAATTAAAGCATTCAGCTCCTGCTGAAATGGAACATCAGAAAAAATGTTTTACTGAAGCCGGAAATCGAATTAGAAAAGGTATGAAAGCATGGAATTATGGTTTAACTGGTGATGAACGCGTTAAACACAGTGAAGAAACAAAAGAAAAATTAAGAAATAATCCTAATAAAGGAAAAGGAAAAACGCTAGAGGCTGAATTAATTAGAAAATTAAAAATATCTATAAAAGCCCAGAAATATAATGGTGGATATCGTGAAAATTCCGGTAGAGGTAAGAAAGGATGGTATAAAGGTTTTTATTGTCATTCAAGTTGGGAGTTAGCTTTTGTAATTTATCATTTGGATAATCAAATTCCAATAAAACGATTTGATGGTTTTAGGAATTATGAATTTAATGGAAAAATTAGAAAATATTTTCCTGATTTTATTGTTAATGATGAAATTATTGAAATAAAAGGATATGTGACTAAACAATGGAAAGCTAAGCATTTAGCAAATCCAGATATAAAAGTTTTAGTATTTGAAGATTTAAAACTGTATTTGAATTTTGTAATTGAAAAATATGGAAAAAATTTTATAGAACAGTATGAATAATTTGGAGAGTTAACCGGATAAGCAGGCCGGACCCGACTTGAAATCGGTGGGAACCAGAAATGGTTTGGGGTGCAAGTCCTCAGCTCTCCGCACGAAGAACCGAAATGTAAAGGGTTATCACTTTGATTCATCATCAAACCACTCCCCCTTCACAGAGCTTTTGTTCTTCAACTTATCTTAGCTTAACGGACGCGTTAAGTATGAAACTGGGTGGACCGCTGGCACTACGGCTCCTACATAAATTCCCAACCGTTTAGTCGGGCAGAAACAATAATTGGTGTCAGAATTTTTGGGGACAGCAGAAGACTGCGGATGATCCTGGCAGGATTATTGACTACAAGGGGGCGGTACCCTGGGTCTCCACACTATGAATACATTTGACGAAGAAGCTTGGGATGATGAGACAGAGCAACGTGCTATTTATCTCACCAAAGTAAAAAAGAAAATGGGGTTGCCGCTTGAGGTTATTTATGCTCAGGTTGGTGCTTATAAAGTATCACGCAAAATTGATAAGGATGTGTTAAAGCGAATAATTGAAAAACAACCCGTTTCACCTGTTCTTCGTGATTATGAAAATAAAGAAAAAGAAATTTTGAATACAATTTACGGGAAATATTCAAATGGCTAGCACGATAGCAGAAGCAATGTTAGAAGAGCAAGTTCGAAAGCTTGAGTTTGAAGTAACCAAGCTAACAACTGGAATGCGTAACGCTCTTACAGAGCTTCAAGATGGAGACGTTGAAGG